CCTGCGGGTATCGGTAGACTCTTGCGTTCCTCATACCTCACCGCAGCGTGAGCCGGGTCTATAACGTGGCCGACCCCGACCGTCCATAGCAGGGCCGGACACCGATAAGGGCGCGTCCTTACGCCCTCATGATGCTTGATCATTTGTATTGCAGCAGGACTGACCTTCACTTCTTGCCGAAAGCCTGCGTGCCAAACCAGAAGGCAATGATTGACGACAGTATCAGCATCTCGTCATCTGAGAACACTTCAGCCATTGCAGCGGCAAACGGCACACCCGTGTTGTAGGCATACCAAACGCCTGCAATATTGATGGCGACTAGTTCCAGCACAAAGATGTAGGTCACAACCGGACGCACCGACGCACGCAAGTTAATCATCCACTGCGAGGCACCCTTGCCGATTTCCATATCGTGCTGGTACAGGGCTTGGCGTTCCTCGCCTGCCGTCTGCGTCTGGATTTGCTCTAACTTAATTTCCTCAACCCGTGCCTGTGCAATAAACCCACGCTCTGCGAGGGCTAGTTCGCGCTCTTTCTGAGCGGCAACAAGGGCAAGTTCGTGCTTTTTGTCCTGCCGGTCTTGGAAGATCTCAAGGATTTTAGGCAGTCCACCTGCTAAGAAAGACAGGAACGTGCTAACCATTGTCATCATTTGTTGCGTTCCTCAAGCAATTTGACCCGCAGTTGCAGGTCGTAAATCTTGTCTAGCAGTTCTTCTTTCTGCTTCTGGCGATTAGCGGCGCTAATGGGGCTGTCCGTTGGTACGCCCTCTGGCGTGATCAACGCAGGCATCTTGCCTTCTATGGCGATCAGGCGATTGTTAAACGATGTGATCTCCGACAGCAACCAGCCTACAGCGGCCAGCAACACCGGGAACAACATATCGACAATCTTCTGCATGTTCATTACTTGTCGGCCTTTTCGTCCAACTTGTCCCAGATGCGGGTCAGGATTTGCTCGATACGTTCTAAGGCGGACTTGTAGTCATCGCGGCGCACGAACTGGTGCATCATCTCTTTGTGGTCGCGCTGAAGGTTCTCTAGGCTCGTCGTAATCGAGCGCAAGGTCCAACCGCCAAACGCTGCTGCAACTGCCACCGCAATGTTAAAAGCCGCCTGATAATCCACGTCACTTCTCCAAACTTAACTTAAGTGCGCCTTGCAGCATGACTATCTCGCTAGGGCGTTACGGTTTTCGGTTTCGGCAAGCGCGTTAGAAACGGCTGCTGCCGGAGTTGCGGCACGACTGATAACGCGCCCTGCGCCTCGTATCGGAGCGCCAACTGCGCTAACTCGGGCAGAGCGACGTGAAGCCTGCTCAAGAGCAAGGGCGGCTTGTTCCGGCGTCAGCATGTCGGTGGCAATCTGGAGGGCGACCTTTCGGTCAATCTTGCCAGCCAATCGCTTCAGCGCAGCATTAATCGTGGTCATAATGCTGTTGAGGTAGTTAGGTGCTGTGACGCCACCAACGGCTTCAATTAGCACATTCGTACCGGCTTGCGTAGCCTGCGGGCCAGCGCGACGAGCGGCAGCGGCTTGCTCTTGAGCAGCCAACTGACGGCGCAAGTCTTTCTGGATGTCCTCAACGATCTTGACTTGATTCGGCGCTAACACATCGCTTAGTTTTTCAAAGCGAGGCTGCCCGGTCGCCTTCTTAATGGTAGTTGGCGCTTCACGAACGGCAGTCGCAAACACGCCGGGACGCTCCTCGCCCTTGGCGCCCATCAGTTTCTTTTCCAAGAATTCGCCAACCTCCATTTGCGAGATTGGCTTGCTACGGGTAGCAAACGTCTCACGGGCTGTCTTGTACTCAGGGGTCTTGGTTTCCAGCCACTTTAAGAACTCATTACGAGTTCCGGTGATTTTGCCAGCCTCAACCTTGCCAATGCCAAAAGCGGCGGGATCGCCGATCATGTCGTCAAGCGCCAACTTGACGTAATGCAGGTCTCCAACCTTGTACTGCTGCGGACCAAGGCCCGGAGCAACACTAAAGGTTGCGCCTTCTTCGGCTGCAAGTTGACGCGCACGGTCAACCGCCTTTTGCATGGACGGGCGTTCCAGCAACCCTGACAGCGTTGAATCTGACGCAACGGGCTTGTTCGACGCCTGACCGTACAAAATCTTCGCTTCCGCCGATCTGTAGTCTTTCAGATTCTTTAACGTCGCTTGGTTGGCGGCATCTGTTCCGCCAATCTGGCGCAAGTAATTTACGCGGGCGGCCTGCTGGGCTTGCTCCCTTGCGCGGTATTCAGATGGCAATACGTCTTCAGCGCTGCGCTGCAAAGCGGCAAAGCGAGTAACGCCTTGTTGTGGCGGACCGCCCGGAGTTGCTGGAAACTCAAGAATTGCGGCTGCTTCACCTGCCGTTGGCATGGCGCCCGGAACAATTTGTGGTTGCTGGCGAAGCGCATTAATAATTTCAGGAGCGCGGCCTTCCGCCGCCTCCATCAACACATTGGTTTTCGCCCCACGCAGCGCGGTTCCACCGCCACTCATTACCATGCCGCCAAATTTTTCGGCTGCTGGCAACACGGCAGTGAATCGCAAAGGATCAGTAACGCGAGAGGTTTTTGCCGCAATTTGTCCAGCACGACCCGGCAAAGTGGCTCCGCCGACGCCAGCCAATGTTGATACGTCTGCCGCAAACCCTACTGGATCAGTAGCAATAGTATTTTTAAGCGCATCAATGCTGCCATATCGGTCACGCAACATGCCGCCAGCAGCATTAGCCTTTTCAATAAACTCTTGAGCCTTGTCTGGGCGAGCCATCCATTCTTGCGGAATAAATCGAGCGTAAGTGCCCGTCAACACTTCGCCCAACTGCTCTAAGGTTTTACGCGGGTCGCTTATTGCCTCCGCAAACCCTTGAGCATACTTTTGAGCCGAAGCAGGAAAGTTAAGAATCGCCTCTTTCCCGGTTTCAGCCCAAGTTTTACCAGTTGGTATTCCACTTGTTGGCGCTTGAGTTTGATATTCGGTCCATGGTCCTGTATCTGAAGCAGGCGCAATTTCGCGGTTACCAATTTTGGTAACCGTTACGCTTGGGGTTTGGTACTCCTCCCAAGGACCAGCCATTTACTTGCCCACCTTTTCCCAGTTTTTCGGATTTGCTGGATCGCCGCCTTTAAATCTGTAATTTTCTCCGGTTTTTGTATCCGGCTTAACGGTGCCCACTGCTACTCCGCGAGCGCCAACTTCCGGGTAATAATCCTTAATTACTGGATTGCTTTTTCCCAAGAAATTTCGTTCATCGTTGTACTTGGTAATGACTGAATCGCCGCTTTCGTCATTGATTCGCATAATGCGAGCAATACCTTTTGTAGAAAGGTCGGGTTTTCCGCCAGCCCAAGCCAATGCGTAATCTCGGTCAGCGTTTGAAAGTCCGGTGCCCGTACCAAACGCTTTAATACGCGCAGCAACTTGTTCGGCCATGCCAGAAAGAAACGCCTCGGTAGCCGACACATCAATTCCTGCGGCTTTGGCAACGGCAATGCGAGCCTCCGCAAACGTTCCAGAAATAAATTTAGGATCGTTGAGAAGAGGTCGCAAACGAGCGTTAGTTTCAATTCCGCGAGCCGCTTGTTCAGCGTTTTCTCGGTACACATCAAGACGCTCTGCGGCCTTTTCAAGAGCCGTATCTGTAAACTTTTTAGACGGGAGGTTAATGACCGGCCTTGATTGCGCTCTAAGTCTGGCTTCTTGCGCTTCAACATCTGCTGGAAGCGGCGCCTCTGCAATACGAGAGCCAACCTCAGCAGACGTCAGCGGATCGTATCCAATGTACTGGCCGCCAATATCCTTAAACTCTGTTTTCTGCTGCGAAACATCAAGGCCTTGTCGAGCAAGGCGCATCATGGCGGCGGACAAAACTTGAGGATCATCCGGCAAATCGGTAAAGCGCTTTAATGCGCTTTCGCTTAACAAACCCCTGCTAACGGCATCTTGACCCCAGCGGCCAATTTCTGCTTTGTTTAACAAATTAGGGTCACGCGTAAATGCAAACGCTTCTCGCCCAATAATTTCTGCGCCTTTAAGTTGTGACTCAAGATTGCCTTTTCGCGCCCCCGCTTGTGATGTGGCAAAGTCATAAAACTGTTTGCCTTCATCAGCAAGGCCTTCAGCAACCAAAGCGTTGGCAATTTGTTCTGGGTCTTTCCCGCGATTTTGTTCAATCACAGTGGCCGCCTTAGTGGCGCGCTGCAACTTTAGTTGATTAACTGCTGTTGCCGATTGCGCCTCTCTAATTGCCAAGGCGTTCTTAGCCATGTTCAGCGGATTCTCAAGTTGAATCCCTTGAATTTGTGGCGTAAAAATTTGAGGATTAATTGGCATAACTTACCCCTTTCCACCGGCCTTGATAGCATCGGCGTATCGCTTCCCTTGCTCATAATTCAGGTAAGTACCCAAAGCCTGATTGAGAGCGTTGCCCATGCCAGCGTAACCAGATGCTCTTGCGGCTCCGCCAGCCATTAACAAGTTACCGACGTTTTCGCCGTATTGACCAGCCTGACCAGCGACTTGTTGAGTTGCCGCTTGCCCAGCGCCATAAAGGCTGCCAAGAGTTCCAAGGCGAGTGCCCAACTGGGCCTGAGCGCGGTTAAAGGCGTTCATGTATTCTTGCGAACCCATTTCTTGCCCAAAGCGTTGTGCGCCCTTAAGCATGGAACCAGACAGCAACCCACCACGAGCGGCAGCAGATCGCTCAAGTGCCTTCTGGCCTTCCGACAAACGGAACGCGTAACCGGGGTCCATCTGCATGTCTTCGGGACGGAACTGACGAGTCAGCATCCCGTAGTCAGCAGCAGAAGCGTCACCGCCAATGCCCAGCAAGCGCATCAGTTCGTTCTGCGAGGTAATTCCAGCCTGACGGAACGGCTCGGCCAACTCCGTTTGTTTCTGGAATATCTCGCGCTGAACTTCGGCGGATTGATCCGCTGCTTGTTGCTGCGCTTTTGCGCCTTTTCGTGCGCTGTAAGCGCCTACGGCGGCGCTGGTGGCTATGGCTGCTGCTATGGCTGACATGATGACTCCTGCGACTCCAGCAATACCCCCGAGAGGGCCAATGCTTGGCGGTAATCTATAGTAACTTCTTGCCCTACGCTACCGCCCTTGCACCCGTCAAGGTCTATTAGCGCCACCAAGTCGATGTCGCCATTTTCCCTGATTACCATGCGGCAGTTAGGCGTTAAAGAATGGTTTACGTACCGTCCGGCTTGAGTGCGTTTGCCGTCAATTCGGGCAGGCATAACAACCTGACCGGCGGCAATCGAAGCGGTAACAAACAACCCCTTTCCATGAATCTCTGAATCGTGAACGCGGGCTATTCCACATTCCACGGTAATTTGGTCGTCGGTGTTTTCGGACTGCGCTTCAACCAGTTCTGCTGGTATGCCGTACTCGGCAAGCAAATACTGGAAGTCTTGGCGGTCTGCTGCCCTGCCGAATTTGCGCTGGGCTAAGTCTGCAATTTGGTGCTGCTGCCACGCTTCGCTTTTTTCAATAAAAGCGTCTTCAATGGCGTCAGCATCCTTAAGGTCAGTCGGATAGACGTTCTGCCATACGGTATCTTCAAGCACATAGCCGATCTTGCGACCAGCAACGCCCGTGTAAATTAAAGGGGCTGATACCGTTCTCAAAGTGCCATCGTCGTTCAGCATAACAACCTTGCCGCGCAGCAAGATGTTTAAGTGTTCGTGCTTTTGCTTGTGCCCTACGGCTAACGTACCGGCAGGCAAAAACACTTCGCGGATGGCGACTCCGGGGCCAAAGTAGTGCGTGACTGGGCACTCTACTTGAGGCATAGGCAGCATGGCCGCCTCAGCCTCTTCAGCGCTGCCGAATAATTGCAACGCTTGTGCGCCTATAGTCGCCAGTTCGGTCACGACACTTCCCGACCAGAGGATCGGATGTTGATGGCCGAGGCAGTACCGGCAATCGTGGAGATAAATCCACCCGGTTGCAGCACATGGCCGACCAACTCAGGGAACGTATACGTCTCAGAGGGCAGCAGGGTCTTAGCCTTAATGATCAAGTTCTGGTTGCCCGACGAGTCAAACTGCGTCACAAGGTTGACCGACAGGGTAGCCGCCGACGCGCTGTAGTTCGTTGCCGTGAACTTGTCGATAATGGCCGATACGTTCGTAGCCGTGTATTGGGTTACTTGCGTGTTCTCAGCAATCTTGGCCGGGATCAGGACTTTTACGTTAACTGCCATGTGTCACCTAAAAGGTAAATACCATTCGGACGCGACCGTTAGTGCCGACCAAGCCCGGATCGCCGCCCTCTACCGGGTCGCCACCGTTGCCGCCAGCGCCAGCAGTGAGGCTATTATCGCCTACGATGCCCGTAGCGCCGGTTTGGGTAAAGGCAGCCCCTCCGTTGCCATTCACTGACGGCGGCACCGTACCGCCCGTCTGCGTGCCTCCAGCGCCTTGCTGGCTGCCAAATATGCCAATACCGCCGTAGCCGCCAAAGCCGCCCGTAGAGATCATTTCATCTAGGGCGTAGGTTCCGGCGTAAACGACAGATTGGGTGCCAGCGCCGCCCACAGCGTCACCAACCGTGCCGCCTCTACCGGCAGCACCGACAGTGTACAGAATAGTTTTAAGGGCATCTGGCGCGGTTAACACAATGACTCGTTTAGCGTAGGCACCGCCGCCACCACCGCCACCGGGGTTCTCTTGCGGCTCGTACAGGAACTCGCCAAATATCTGGGTGACAGTACCGTAGCCACCGCCACCGCCCGCACCCCATACCTCGATGGTGACGCCAGTGGCTCCCGTGGGAATCGTGACGCTACCCGACCCAGACGAGAAGTCGAATACACCGGCACCGGCTCCCCCCGTCGTGCCTGCAATCGCCGCTGCTAAGGTAGCGCCACTCATTAGGTCAATCCCGCTCCGCTGATCAGCCAAGAGGTGCTGCCAATCTTGACGCAGGTTGCCAAGCCGTTACGAGCCAAGGTGCGCGTGCCGGTCGTGGTGCTGTTCGCCAGAGTCAGCGTGTCGGTCGTAATGCTGATTGAAAGCGCCGTTGCGTTGACGTTGACGATAATGATTACGGTGCCCACTGGGAACGCGACCGCCGAGTTAGCCGGAATGGTCAGCGTCAGGCTGGTGCCGTTCATCAGAATCGACTTACCGCGATCTGCCAGCACTAACTGATAGTTAGCCGTCTTAGACACCTGCGGGGCTTCTCGATAGCCGACCGCATAGTTGGCGCTAACCGAATCGTTGTCCGGGATCAGCGGCGTGCCGGTGAACGTGGGCGAGGCAATCGGCGCATAGGTCGTTGCCGCAGCCGTCGTCGTCAGGGCGTTGGTAATGCCATACCCGGCTACCGTCGTCGGCGTGCCGGTAATCGTGGACCATGCGACGCTCTCCGTAGAAATGTCGTTGATGCCCGCGATGTCGTCGTACTCGCCGATTTGAATGTCGCACGAGTCGGTTAGCACAAAGCGATAGATCACGCCCTCTGACAGCCACATGTCCTCTGGCAGTCGTCCGCCAGAGTCAAGGATGATGGGGTTGGAGTTAGCCGTCGTGCCGCTAACAGACGTATAGGTCGTCAGCGGGGTCGTGGTGCCAGCGGCGTAGGTATAGATCTTTCCGCCCGACAGCACAGAGCCGTCATCGGTAAAGAACTGCGCCCCGGCTCCTGCAAAGGCTGAAAGATAAACGGTCATAGAGATACCTGCGTCATAGTAAGGATGACTGACGGAATACCGGGATGAACTGCGGTAGCGGCTTCCGCCAAAATTTGAACAGATGTGGTGTCGGCTGCCCACATCAACTGGAGATAGTCTCCGTTTGACATAGGCACAAATATGTTTGCAGCCACAAAGATTTCAGCGTTATTGCCTTGGATGCGAACTTGCGATCCAGTGTAGGGTACATCAACGCCATTAACCCTGATCCACACCCAGAACAATCCAGTACCGCCAGATGTCTTGTCCAACTGCAATGAGAACTGCATGTTGTAGACAGTGGGCCGAGTGACTTTAATGTGCGAAGACGCAGCGGGGTCTATGTACACGCCGTAGTTGTTTGACGTGTTATTAAACGTCATCGCATACGGCGTATTAGCCGCTGCTGCCGTCTGAGTCGTTGTTGAATAGAACGCACCGTAGTTAACAGGGTTCGGTTCGTATCGAGCCGTACCTTTTTGCAGATCGTCTATCTGGCCCTTTACAACCGCCATTTCGTCCTCAACGTTAGCCGCCAACGAAGGCGACAACTCAAGGTCAGAGATGGTGGTCTGCGTAGTGCCGCCACCCGTCAACTGGTACTGGTTGTTGAGAAACCGGAACCACTCACGCGAAATTAGCCCGGTGCGCTCGTCAATAAACGGCACACGCGGGGCGGGGATTTGCGTGATATTTACGGTCACGATGCAGTACCGCTCAGTTGCAGTTCGGCGCCCATGATGGCGACCTTGACCGGATCGGTGCCGCTTATCTCGTACACGCGGTCACGCAACTTCAAGGTCATGCCAAGGCGACGAAAGATGGCGCGAGTGCCGTACTGGCCTGTGCGGCCCATAGACACTGTACGCTCGCCGTTCCAAGTGTGGCCGCCGTCATCAGACCAGCGCAGCATTAACTGCGGGTTAGCGCCAACCACAGGCGTTGTTTCAACCGCAAGGCTCAAGCCATCGTCCTGCACAACACCTAGTATGTTGTTGCAAGTTTCCGTTTCAACATCTTCGGGAACTTGAGTTCCAAGATTTGCAACCAACTGAGGATTGCCGGTCTCAGTGTTAATGATGACTTGCGTTTCAGTCGTGATCTCTGTAGCCGGGTCAAACGCATCTACGCCCGGCAAGCCAACGCCTGTCTCGCAGTCAATCTGTAGCGAGTGGTGGGCAGTGCGTTTTAGGTCATTTCCGCCGGTTGGCAACGCACGCCATGACCGTAGCCACTTCTGCGTAGCGCCAGCGTCGGCGTACACGTCCAGATCGAACGCATACAAGCGACCGTTCTGGTAATCACCGATGATTGGCTCGCCGTTGAAACGAGCATGGGAGTTGCCACGGTGACGCTTGAAGTCGCCGTTTCGGAAACCAGCACGCTCGTGCCAAGAGCCTGTCGCTGCGTCAAACACCCACGTCGTGTCAGCGTTAGTAAAGTTCAGCACGTAAAACGTGTGACCGTCCTGCTGATACGTGTAGCCAACTGCGTCAGCAAGGTGTCCGTAACTTTGGATAGCAAACTCAACCGCGTGGGTTGAGATGCGAACGCCGGTATAGCCATTGGCTCGGTATACAACGCCTTGACCCCGTGGGTCTGCGCCGAGCCAGAAGACGGAGTTGTCCATCTTGGCAACCGAGTACGGCGCAATACAGCCAATCTCGTTATAGGCGCCTTGGATACGGGTGAGCGGAAAATCGGCATCGCCGGAGTTGTACCAGACCTCCACGGAGTTCGTGCCAAACAGCCACGCCTCTCGATGGTCAATGATCAGGGATACTAGCCCGTCTGGTGAACCCTCAGCGCTTGCAAAATCCAAGGGGTCAATCGACAAGCCATCCAATAGGCTTGTGACCCAGACACGTTGCGAGTTCGGCTCGTTAAATACAAAGTAACCGTCAAGATAACCAACCGTTACCGCACCCGGAAAGTCGGGGTCGGTAATTTGGGAAAACGTGTCGGTTGTTACGTTAAAAATGTACCCGTCAGGGTTGGCCGCAATAAAGATTTGCGTGCCGTTGTCAGCCATAGACACTGGGCCTGTGCCAGAAACAAAACCAACAACTTCGCTAGTAGATGATTCCAGAAGAATTGTGCTGTCATCCTCTAACAACACAAAAGAATCATCTTCCAGCAGCAACTCACTTGCACTGCCAGTGTTGTAGTTTGAGTCTAACTTGTAGAAATCGTTGCCAGAAACGACATACAGGTAATTACCAAGCGACCACAAGCCACGGATAGGTCCAGTGCCAATCGTGGCCTGTAGAGCCAAGCCGGGGCAGCGTTGCAGGTAGGCAGGCTCCTTGCCGCCCTCGGCAATAACTTCTGGATAAAGATTGATCATCCGACTGTCGGCTGCGTTGACCGACCGGATTACATACGACGACCCAAGGATCGGCGTCTTCACTTAGAAATTTCCAGTGAAAATATTAAAGCGCGGTCGGTTGACGAGCAGCGCCGCAGGCATTGCCATCAGGTCATCCGGGTTATTGATGCGCTTTAAGTCGCGCTTGCTAGTCATAGCAATGCGCTGTACCTGCGGAGAAGGTTCGACACCAAACTCTGCCGCAAGTTCACAAGCCAAGTTAAATCGGAAAGCCCGCAGGTATCCCGGCGGGAACGCCAAATTAGTGTCTAGCGCCGCAGGAGTTGCCAGCGGGCGCACCGACACGAAATGGAACTCCAGCACCTTGGTCGGCACCGGATAGATATAGATCTCTACGTCCGGGTAGGTCATATTGACCCACATCAACTGCGGATACGTGGAGGTCACGGTTTTAACGGCAATGTTGTTGTATTGCTCGTTGTTAATCAGTTTGATGCCATACGACACGTTGGTCGAGGCGTCACGGAAATAGGTGGCGTCGTCCATCAGGATAGGACGCTCGGCTACAAACGTGCCGGTCGGCCCCATCGTAATGGTGCGGATGTTAGGTAGCCAGTTATAGACCTGATCTTGGGTCGAGTAGACCGCCAAACGCTCGGTACTCCACGAGTCGAGCATCTGGTTCAAAGCGGTGAGGGCATCCTGCGACGTGGCCGCAGAGGGAACTTCGCCCTCGGCCAACTGCCCGATCAGCCGCAACGCGCCGTTGATTTGATCGGCAGCAGTTGTAGCCATGATTTACTCCTTACGGCGGCGACGCGTTCTCAACGCATTATGCTGAGAATCCCCCAGCGCCGCCACATCTGACGACGCCGAGGGTTCAGACTCATCAGGATTGGAGGGGTCAAACTCCTCCCATCCTTGTTCCATATCTTCCCTCGCTTCCATCCATGAGATAGCGATCTTTTCCCCATGTCTGGGGTGGCGAAGGTAGATATTGGACATATTACGAAACGCTGAAGTTGAGCATGTAGACCGGGAACGTGACAGTGTTGGCAAGCGTGCCCGTTGCCGCAGCGCGGATACGGAGACGATCACCGGCTGCCACCACCAAATTGGCTGCCGTGCCGTTCAGCGACAAAACGCGCTGGGCATTAGCAGTCAAAGCGGTGCCACCCGTGGTCTTAGTCGTGTTGGCATCGGTCGCCGCCAGCATCGCTGCGGTGCCCGAACCAGACGTACCAAGGTTGGTGATAGTAAACGTGATGTAGTTAGTATCGCTTGCAGCCAACGCATCAACGCCTGAGAACCACGCAGCCGACAAAACGCCCGACACCGGAGCAATAACAAACACGTCGCTGTTGCCCGTTGTCGTAATCGTTGCGCCCTGCTGCGCTGCGCTGAATCCGCTACGCACGTTGGAATTAACGAGCGTGGCCGAGTCAAGCGAGCCGTTGATAATCGCCTGATCCGCAAAAGCAACACCAATCGCCTGTGTATTAGGCATATCAATACCCCTTTAGGTGGTGCCCCCGGCGAGTTGCCCCGCCGAGGGCGTTGCCATTACGAAATGCGGTAGACAGTCCACGCGCCAACGCCGGTCTTGCGGCAACGGAAGTGGCCGGACGAAGCCGCCGTAACCGCACCCGCGCCAACCAACGTCCAACCCGTGCCGACAGCAACGGTGATTGCATCCGATCCCGACGCATCAATGTTGATGACGAAGAAGTCAAACGCAGAGTCGTTCTTCTCGCCAATCGACGGGTAGGCAGCCTCAAGGAGAGCCACCGTCGGCAGCGTCAAGTTGCCAGCCGTACCGTTGAAAGTGAAAAGACCCGCGACCAGTTCAGCAGGGGACGCCGTAGCGGCTGCCGTCAGAGCAAGCGGGGCAAGTTGTGGGAAAAACAACGGCTCGCCATTGTTGCCGTCGCCAACCTGATAACCGCCTGAACCATTAGGAAATGCCATATTTAGTTACTCCAAAAAGATAGGTTAATCATTAGCCCCAGAGGCGGACAGCCATCTGCGGACGGATCACCGAGTAGCCATACAGCACGTCGATACGGCACGGCATACGGTCGTTGTTGATGTCGTACTGACGAACAACGCGCATGGAGACACCGTTGTGGACCTGACGCGAAGCCATGTCAACGCCCTGCGGGAGCAGGAGGTCAGCCGTGGCAAACGCAATCGCGTCGCGGTGGTACACGAGGTTCTGCGGGTACTGGCTCGAAGCGCCACCCAAGAACGTCACGGCCGCGCCAGACTGCGGGAACGAGTCCACCGTGGCAAGAGCGTTGCCAGAGGTGTAGATCGCCGGGCTGATCGACACAGACGCATAAGCGCCAGCAACAGCCGTCACGTCCGCCGTCACCACAAACTGCTGGAGCGAACCAGTCGATTCGCGGGTCTGCGGGTTAACAGCAAACACGCTCGCAATCGTGAACACGTCGCCCTTCTTCAAGGTCTGCGTGCCAGTGCCAGTGATGGCAATGGTCGAAGTACCCTGAGCGGTGACGGTCGTGGTCACGGTGTGAGCGCCCGTGCGGGTGCCGGTCGTGAACTGCTTGATCGACTGCGACATGGCAAGTTCGTCATAACCGAGGATGCCTTCGCCCATCAAGCCGCTCTTGAACTGCTTGCTGATCGTGGACACCGGGTTAAACAAGCCCTTCATGCCTTCCACAAGCGCGGCGTTAGCAGCCGGGTTCACAGTGGCGTAGCGGGGCGACATGCCAGCGGCGGCTTCGTTCAACTTCTGCTGCGCCTGCAACAGAACGAGCGAGGTGCCCGGAGTCGTGCCCGGAGTACCAACCGACTGGTAGATGTTGTTGAACGAGTTGGCAACGTCAGCGTCGATGCTGGAGGCCAACTGGCTGATACGCGGCTTCAGCACGCGCTCGGCAAAGTCGTCCAACTGCATCGTCATTTCGGCGGTCGTGAAGTTGACGCCGATGTGCTTCTGCGAGGCAACCGTCAGGGTCGTGAACTGCTCGTTGTCGTCCTGAACTTGCAGGGCGGCACCGTCAGTCACAAGGGCGCGGTCCGGCAGACGGATACGCAGCGTGGTGCCGATCTTGGCGCCTTCGACAGCGTACGAGTCGTCGTACTGGCGGTTAACGTTGCGGGTGATTACAAGGTTGTTCTCAAGAATTTCGAGAGCCTTTCTCGTAATCATATCAATAGTAAGAAGTGTATTAGCCACGAAAGTGTCTCCAAAAAGGTGTTAGCGGTTACGCGCTTCCCACTGTTTAATCTGTCGCTGACGCTCGCGCTCGATCCACTCTGACGCACTCATGGCCGCAATGGACCGTGGGTCTGTCGTGTCGTAGACCGGAGCGCCAGTGCCTTTTGCCGTGACAGGCTTAATAGGCGGGGGCGCACTGGTAGTCTTCTTAACCGGGGCAGGACTGTCGGCCATTTTGGCCTCAATCTTCCCGATTTCCTTAGCCTGAAGGAACTGCGGTAAGCGGGAAATGCGCTCGGCTTCCTTCGGATTAGACCCCAGAAAGTAGGCTATATCTGGCCCCAAATCTGACGCCTGAATCGTCTGTGCCATCACAGTCGTGATCGGCAGCGAGTTGTTGTACGCGACTTGCTCGAAGTCGTCGTACTTGTCACGCGCCGCTTCTTCACGCTCGTGATACGCCTCTAAGAGAGCCATCTGCTCCCGCTCTGCTTCGCGTCGGGCGAGGAGTTCCGTTGCTTTGCGCTCGGCCAGAGCCTCGGCATAAGCCTCGGGGTCTTCGTCTCTGCTAGGCAGCGCGACTGGTTCAGCGGGCGCTGATTGCGCCTTTAAAACCTGCTCTCTTTCCCAACTTTTACGCGCTTTCCTTAGTCTTTTATCAATGACTTTATCCAAATCATCTTGTGTAAAGAGTTTTGGTTCAGTCTTCTCCGGCTCCGCTACCTCGGGGGTAGCATCTACGGTTTCCGGGGCTGCCGTAGCCTCGGGTTCCGACACGGCCTCTGCCGCTACAACTTCAGGGACTTGATTTTCGTCCGACATAAACTTCCTTACGGAAACCTGATGAAACGCATCAGTACGGTAAAACTTTAACTTACTAGTTGCGTCTGTGCAACATTAAGCCGTAGTGCTGTCAGTAATAAGTCCCGTGCTTGCGAGCGCCGTCAGCAAAGATGCGAGGGCTGCGTTGCCACCACGAGAGCCGGTAATCGTCTGTTTGGTCTGCGGCGAGGTGCCGTAGAAGCCAATAGCCGCTGGGCCAAGGCTCAAGTTTTTGACGTTTTGACACCAAAACTGCTGTTGGCCGGTGCCGAACAAGAAGTTTACAAAGTCTTGCGGGCTACCAGCGGTCAATGCAGCGGCAGAACCTTGAACGAACCGTTCTGTTCCGCAAATCACATCGGCGCGAGCATTGGTCTCGTTAATGTCGTTATACGCGTTACCGACCACGTTCCAGTGGTGGTAATACGTGCTGTTATCAATTAGGTCGTAAAAGATGCAATTCTTAACGATGCTGCGCCCGGCACCAACCACAATCGTGTCGGTTACGGAACCGGCAAAGCAGTTGGAAATCTCGCTCATGGCGATAGCGCCAACCGTGATCGGGTTGAAGTTACCCGCAAGCGTGGTATCCATTATTGACAGGTGCAGGCCGCCCACAGCGCCGGTCTTGATACCGTTGCCGAAGTTGCCTTCAAACCATGCGTTCTTAATAGACGCGACGGCATAGCCAACTTCATCGTCCATCGTCACGTCGTAGTAGATACCGCCCGTGCCAGTGTCGCCCGAAGTGCCGTTAAAACTAATGTCGGTTCCGACAACATGCACGCCACCGGCTTGCTTAATGTACAAGCCCCACTGGCTGTTACCACTAAACTGGCCGCCGTAGAACGTCACCAAGTTGCTGTAGACGTTGTTGGCTGACTTTTCGCAGTAGTAGCCGTAGAGGTTGTCTTGAAACGTGCAGTCGTACACGTCAAACACCAAACCGCCACGGCAATACAAACCGTAGTTGCAATTTTCAATAAAGACGTTACGCAACACCCAGCGCCCATAGTTGGTCGCTCGAAGGCCGTTGACGTTACCGACGTCGTTACCGTCAATCTCAAGGTCAGAGATTTCGCTGTACGGCTCCAACATAGACGCGATGCCTGAAAAGTCCAGCACAGGCGTAGCGTCAGAGCCAAACTTGCGAAGGACAGTGGATCGCTTGCCGCTGCCCTTAATGTTGACCGTAATCGGGTTCGTCCAGTTGCGAACAATCGAGGTCACGCGGTAAGTGCCCGGCGGGAAGTACACCGTACCGCCACCCGCACCGTACACGTAGTCAATCGCAGCCTGAATAGCCGCCGTGTCGTTGGTCGTACCGTCGCCTGTAGCGCCATACGCCTTGACCGACACCATCTCACCCAACTGGGCAATGGTTGCTTTTTTGGTTACACCGCCATCAACGATGGGCACCACAGCGCCAACGGATACCGGATTGGTTGCAGCGGGTAACTGGGAAATCTTAATGGTGGACATGTTTTACTCCGCCCAAGGCAGTGCAACAGGTACAGATTCGTCTTTCGGCGGCTGAACGGAATTAACCAACTCAGCCGCTTTTTGTTCCCACGCTTTTTTGTGCGTGAGGTTCCACACCCAGTTTAAAACAACTTCTTCCGTGAGGTTAGCCAGCGGGATGAAGTCGCTAGAAGGCCGGGTCAAGCGTGTCACTTGGTTGAGCGGGCCAAGGCTCCACTCGACGAAAGCCACGACGTTTTCATGCTCGTCTACTTTGGGCAGAACCCGCAGACCTTCAACTTTCCAGTTAGCCATTAGACCGGCGCTCCTTCAACTTGCGTCCACGCTTGCGCGGCTTCGTCCCATGAGTACATCTTGCCATCTTCCGGCATCGGCACCGGAGCCTGCCATTGGGCATTGCCGTCTAGCACCCATGACGGGTACGACTGCGGCGCTACAAAAGCGTCAAGGTCAGCGCGGTAGGTGTAGCCGACGCCTGCGTAGTTTTTGCGGATGTTGCCGTGATAACTGGTTTGCTTCCAGTTACCGCCAAGCAACTTCTGGCAAAACGCCACGCCGATGCTTTCCACCTCGTTGCCGTTGGCGTCCGAGGTGTCGGAGTTGGCTACGACGATGACCCGCAGCACAACATTGTTTGAATCAAGTTCACAAAAATGAGCCATTGTCTTACTCCTTCAAATGCAATGCGGTCAGGCTGCTTTCGTCTCCAACAT